TAGATGCCGCCGGCGACGACGTAGTCCGCGGTTGCTGCCACTGCGTAGTAATGGATGTTGCCCGGGTCGTACCCGAGCCCCTCGACCCACGTCGCGCCGGTCGTGCTGCGCGCGAGGCCCGCCACGCCGCACGGGACGAAGAACTGCCCGAGCTGATAGCGACCCTTGAATCCGTCGCCGCTCGCGTTGGGCGGGTCCGCGACCGCGGTGAACGTCATGCCGCGGTCATCCGAGTACGAGGCCGCCGAGCCGTTGTAGGACAGCAGGCGACTGGGACTGGAGATCAGGTTCTGCGGCGTGATCGTGGCGCTGTCGAGTGCGTTGTCGTCCCAACCGGTGCCGCTGGACGCAGACTGCAGGTTGTTCGATGTGCCCGAGGCATAGCCCGACGCGAACCACGACCGCGGCGTGCCGATCTCGGCCGGCTGCTCGGTGCCACACGCGGCGACAACGAACTCGTACTGCGGGATCGCGCCCTGCAGTTCGGTGACGTCGTCGTCCTTCACGACCATGTAGGCGAGGCCGCGGTGCGCCGCCACCTTGCCCGCGCCCTCGACCGCCTCGATGGTCGGGTCGGGAAGCTGCTCCTCGTCACCGAGGTAGAACTTGGACTTGTGCTCGAAGCGCGCGTTCCACGCCTTGATGCGGCGGACCACGCTCATGAACGGACCGCCGAACGCGCCCGACGGGCCGCCATCGTCGAACAGGCCGGGGCGGAACAGGAATTCGCCCAGCGACGGCTGGTCGCGCAGGTCCCACACGACCTTGCCGTTGCGCTTGATCATCAGCAGGCCGGTGATCGGCCCATCGCAGATTCCGATCGCGTAGCTGCGCGTGTAGGTGTAGGTCTCCGTCTCGGCACCGCCGCCCTTGCCCTGGCGCTGCTTCTTCTTGTGCTCGATGACCTTGTCGGTCCAGATGATGTTGCCGGCGGTCGGGAACGTGCCGTAGCCGAACGGAATCGGCACGCCCTCCTGCCCGGTCTGCTTCATCGCGTCCTGGAGACGCGGGCCCTGCACCTTGACCGGATCGACGTAGCCGCCGATCGCAGAGCCGATCATGAAGCCCCACTGGGCGCCGGCCGGTCCGCCGATGAAGAAGCCGATTACGCCGCCGACGACACCGCCGATAGTGCTGCCGCTCAAGGGATCTTCTCCGGGTCGCAGTAGCCGCCAACGATGGGCGAGTCGAGGAAACCGGCCGGCTCGTCCGCGGAGCCGCCGATGAAGAACGGCGCGCGTGGCGCCGGGCGGAACACGAGCGCGATGCGTCGCGCCCACCTGTCGTCGATGCGGTGCTCGGTCACGCGGCCGAGGTGGGAATCGGTGTGGATCAGGGTCAGGTAGCGCACGCCGCCGACCTCGGCCTCGCCGATCAACCCGACGTGGCGGATCGGGCCGGCGTACTTGATCGCGACCACATCGCCGGGCCGCATGTCGGCCACCGGCGCACCGAACACGTCGGCCATACGCTGCTCCAACAGGCCCGCGTGCGGGTCGCGGCCGTAGTCCAGCCAGTTCGCCGGCAGGCGGTAGTGCTCCATGCCGGCGTCAAGCAGCGCGCGCTCCACCAGCCCGATGCAATCAAGGCCGCGAGTGCTGCGGCCTTGGTGGACGAATGGAACACCGATGTAGGCGCGAGCGGCTTCATGCGCGTTCAATCTGCGCCCCCGGAATCATCGATTGCCCGCCGTCCGTGGGGATCAGGTGCTCGCCGCGGAAGTTGAGGATGTTGTTGAAGCGCTCCTTGCACATTTCGAACGCCTTCGCGCAGTCCTGCCTGATGCGGAACGTGTCGCCGGCGCTGATCGGATACGGCAGCGGGAGCGCGAGCGTCACGTCGCCGTCCTCGAAGGCGTCGACCTCCATCTGGAAGCCTGCGTTCTCGCCGGTCAGCCATTCGACGACGCCCGGCACGAAGTAGCCCTTCGTCTGGCCGAGCGCCGCCGCGCTGAACAGGCGGTCGCCCTCGATGCCGTCGACGGACGTCACCGTGCCGGCGTGCCACACGAACGCCTTCTTGCACTGCGCGTCGCCGAACTTTGCGCGGCACGTGCGGCTGTAGAGCTTGCAGATCGGCTGCTTGAGCTGCTGGCGCAGGCTGCGGAACTCGATCGACCAGCCCTGTCCGCCGAACTTCGTCTCGCCCGCGGTTCCGGTGGCGATGATCTCGTGCCCGGCCGACAGGTCGAGGTAGTTCACCCGGTAGATGCGGATGCGCGCGTAGTCGAAGAAGCCGGCGCGGATCTGCTGCTCGGTGATCCCGGTATCGGCGAGCCACCCGTGCAGGTCGGTGTTCCCGACCGACAGGTCCGACGACTGCTGCATGCGGTCGGCCTCGAAGCCGTTGTCGGCGCGGTACAGCACTTCGCCGTCGCCGTCGTCGTAGGTCAGGTCCGCATCGAGCGACGTGAACCCGAGCACCGTGCCGTCCTTGCACTGCATCCGGCACAGGTAGGCCGTCGTCGTCGCGTCGCCGTCGTAGTGCGCCTGGAGCGCGACGGGAATCGTCTTCACCGGCGCACCTCGACGAGCTCCACGTCGGCCGTCAGGACGTGCTTGGCGACCGCGGTCACGGCGCCGTGGTCGGACGCGAAGCGCATCCAGCGGTCGAACTGGCCGGACCAGGTGAAGTCCGTGCCGTCCCACGCCTCGTCGGGCGTGAACAGCCCCTTTTCCGCGTCGAGCGTGCCGGCGACGGCGACGCCGTCGGCATAGACGGTGACCGTGCCGTCGACGGGCGCCTGGATGCGCACGGGCACCGACACGCCGGCCTCCGCGATGCCGTAGCTCTTGATGAGCTGCACCGGCGTCGTCGTGCCGACGATCGGCGCGATCGGCTCGTTGATCGCGAGCCAGTCGAGCGGATCCTTGACGCGGAAGGCGGAAAGCTGGCCGCGACACGCCACGAACCACTGCCGCAGGCGCGCGCAGTCGATCGTGTCGTAGACGGCCATGTTGCCGATCGCCTTCCAGCGCGGGTACAGCCACTTCGCGTCGCGGACCTCGCGTCCGCTATCGAGCGGGACGATCTCCGTCCGCCATTCGGGGCCGATGACGAGTCCGGCCGCCAGGCGCTCCGGCAGTCGTGCGTTGATGAAGCTCATTGACCCGTCCTGCCGACTTCGCGGCCTGCGGCGCGCGCGGTTGCGCGCCCGATCTGCCCAGGGGTCTCGCGGGTCATGCGGCCCTGCACCACGATCGACTGCTGGATCGTTACCGGCGCTGCACCGGCAGCGCCCATGCGCATGCGCTCGACCGCGCCGACGCCGCCAGCGCGAGCGATGTCTGCCTGGCTCCACACGATCTCGCCCTTGTGCACGGTTCCGGCCGGTTGATTCACGCCGCCCGGGCCGGTGTAACCGCCCGAGGCGAAACCGCCACCGCCGCCGAAGAAGCTGAAGATCGCGCTCACCCAGCCCCCCGCAGAGCCGCCGCCGGTCGAGCCCATCGAGCCGAAGAGCTGCTCGGTCCACCTGTTGGCGATAGCGCGCATGATCTGCGCGGCCCACTCGTCGAAGAACGCCTTGATCGCGTCGGTCGCCGAGGCCGCGCCGGAGGCGATATCGACGAGCGTATCGGAGAAGTTGCGGCGGAAGTCGTCCATCTTCCCGGCCGCCTCTCGCGCACGGAAGTTCTCATCGGACAGCGCCGCGACCGCGGCGCGCTGCGCGTCGGTCGCATCAGCTTCAAGGTAGCGCAGTGCAATGGCGCGCTCGCGCTCCTGCGCGGTCATGCGCAGCAGGTCGAGTTCGAACTGCATATCCTCGATGAGCCGGTCGGCGTTCTCGACGGCGCGACGGCGCGCGTCCGCTTCCTGGTCGAGGCGTCGGGCGACCTCCTCGCGCGCCTTCTTCTGTGCGTTGAGCGCGTCGATCTCCTCGGCCTGCCGCACCAGCTCCTGCTGCTTGGCCGGCGAGAGCTTGGACAGCTCGCCCTGCTCGATCTGGTAGCGGACGCGCGCGGCCTCGCCCGTCTTGTCGAACAGGGCGATCTGCTCCGCCATGGATGCGTTGAGGCGCTTGTAAGCCTCCTCGGTCGGGTCGCGCTGCTCGCGCGCCGCGCGCGGCTGCCGGCCCTTCGGCTCGCGACGCGCGTACTCGGCGCGGATTTCCGCCTCGCGCTTGGCGATGGTGACCTCGTCGAGGCCTGCCTTGACGCCGAGCGCGCGGGCGTCCTTGATGTCCTGCTCCATTTTCGCGCGCTGCGTCGCGAACTTCAGACCTTCACGGTCGAACTGCAGACGTGCCCGCTCGACCGCGCTGTCGACGACGCCGCCGTTGCCTGCGAGCGGATTGATAGGCCGGCTGTGCAGGAAGTCGTAAGGATCGCCTGCCCGTGCCGCCGGTTTCGGCGTGCTCGCGCCCTCGCTGCCGAGGCCCAGCAGATTCCGCACGCTGTTGGTCGCGAGCTGCGACACTGTGAGGTCGCCGGTGACCTTCGCCTCACCGAGGTTGCGCGCGAGCTCGATGACGCTGTCGCCGGCTTCTGCCGCCGCGTGCTTGATGTCGCGAAGCAGCGCGGCCCACGTCGAGAGGTTGTCTTCGACCTGCCCCGCGCGGCTGGAAATGGTGTCCGCGTAGCCGCGGATGGCCGTCGACGCCGCATCGGCCGATCGGCCCTGCTCGTCGAACGCCTTGATGGTGTCGTAGGTAGACTGCTCGAGGAAGTGCTGCGTGTCGTTGAGCTTGAGGACCGCGTTGACCGGGTCGTCGCGCAACGAGGCGAATTGCTTGATCGTCTCCTCGATCGCCTGCCCGGTCGCGTCCTCCATCTGGATGGCCGCGCGGGCGACGAGCTGTAGCTGCTCGGCGGTGAACTTGCCAGTCGCGGTGACCTGCACCAGCACGTCGGACGCCTTGCCCTCGGTTGCGCTCGTCGTGGCATCGAGCTCGTCGGCCAGTGCGCGCAAGTCGCCGACCGTCAGCGAAGCGTTCGCGCCCGTAGTGATCAGGGCGCGGCTGAATGCGTCGGCCTCATCGCTTGCGGCCTTCCATGCAAGTGCAAGTCCGCCGACAGCCGCGGCCGCGATCGTGACCGGATTCGCGAGGCCAGCGATGTACCGGCCCATTGCGCTCGCGGCCGGGCCAATGCCGCCGAACATATCCTTGAGTTGGCCACCCTGCTGGAACAGCACCTGGAGCGGACGCTGTCCCGATGCGAGACCGGTCGCGATGTCCGTGAACTGGGCAGGAAGGTTCCGCGTCGCCGCCTGCAGCTCTTTCGCCGAGCGCGCTGCCTTGTCCATCGCCGGCGCGAGCTTCTGCGTCGACTGCTCGGCGCGCGCGCCGGTCTTAGCGAGCTTGTCGAGCTGCTGCTCGGTCTGGCTGACGCCCTCACTGGTGACCTTGACCCCAAGGGTGGCAATGTCGGTCATCGGTCACTCCGGGCGGCGGTCGCGCATCACGCGGAGAGCTTCGCTCTCCATCAGTCGGATGCACTCGAAGGTGTCGGGCCAGTCGGCCCGGGGCACGCCCTGCAGGCGCAGGACGGTCGGAAGCGCGGCGTAGTCCAGCCCCGTGGGACCGGCGAAGCCGCTGCGCCACTGCGTTCCCATCGCGACGAACGCGTTGGCCGCGGCGAAGTTGTCGGGAAAGATCTCGCCGTCGTCGAGGTCGTCGGGCGTGAGGCCGAACGCCGCTAGCTGCGCGGCGTCCGGCGTGCCGTAGAGCGTCCTCGCGACGGCTTTCAGTTTCCCTGGCGCGCGCCCGTCAGGGCTCGCAGGTAGGCCTCGATGATCGCGATCGCAGCGCCGGGGTA